AGGGCCTAGAGATTCAAATAATGCAAAGCTTTATGACATGCATGAAGACCTTTTCCAGAAACTAAGGATGTGTGTCAGTGACTACGGACACTACTGGGGCGTAGGCATGCAAGCCTACGAGGCGTTTAATTTTGTAAAGTACGAAGGAGCGGGGACTCAATTTAGGATCCACGCAGACCACGGTCCTACATATGTTGCAACCGTATCAGCCGTAATGTACCTAAATGATGATTACGAAGGTGGAGAGCTTTGGTTCCCCCGATTTGGTGTAGACCTAAAACCAAAAGCAGGAGACATTGCAGTTTTTCCTTCTAATTTTATTTATGAACACGCTTCTAAAGAAATGATAGAAGGAACCAAGTATTCAGTTGTTGTTATGATGGACTATCATGACCGCGACGGAGTAAACCAACGAGTATCCCAAGTAGTTGAAGACTACAAACTTAAGTACTGAGGAAAATATGGCACGAGATCTGACACCTGAACAGCTAGAAGAACAGCAAAAAAATGAGCAGGAAATCCAAGCGAAGGCTGAAGAAGAGCAAGAAATTGTAAATAGCCGCCTTCGTGAGTGGTATGAAATAGAAGAACAGACCTGGTCTTCGTGCCAAGAAGTAGTGCCTGGCAGTGGAATTTGGGTGTACAGAGATGTGCTAACAAAAGATCTAGACATAGTCAACAGACTTCACGGGGTTCTCGATGACCCAGAGAACGACTATGACTGGCGTGAGGCAATGGTTGGGTACCAGATGAAGATGCCAGAGTATCGCGATTGTGTTGACTTTAAATATAAGAAGACAGACATTGAGCAGGACGAGTCCGAGGCAGGCATAGCCCTCCAGAAGCTGGCAGACGACGTTTACCATCGAGAACTACAAGTTGTAAAAGACTATACTCGCCACTACCACATTGGAGAACTTCGCTACTGGGAAGCCACCAACTACGTTAAGTATGGACCAGGTCAGCACTTCCAGGAGCACCATGACCACGGATACTCTTACAACTGCGTGGTTTCCTTGGTTGGATTTCCCAATGATGATTACGAAGGTGGCGAACTCTACTTCAGACTTCAAAACGTAAAGGTAAAAGCACGCGCTGGTGACCTTTACATCTTCCCATCTAACTTTATGTACCCCCACCGAGCAATGCCAGTGACCACTGGAACAAAATACTCTATGGTAACCATGCTGGACTACTCTGAAAAATACCACGGTCCAGATATGTATAAGGAAACTAACAACTAGTGAGACAAATAAAAGCCACTAAATTATTTCCAGGAGCCGCGAATTTAGAGCAATTACAAGCAAGACGTTCTTGGATGGACGATACACCCGAGAAGCATGCATACATGTGCTTCCCCCTAAATCTTACAAACAGACTAGGGTGGGGGATCTCATTCCCCGAAGACATCAGATTTATCTGGGATGGAGTAACAGACACAAGTCCCAATCACATCAAGATCCTTGAGGGGGAAAAATACGCTTCCACTGGCAGAGGAAACGCAAGTGTTAGCTTCACAACGGGGCTAAGATTTGAGACAGACGAAAAGACATCACTACTAGCAATGCCAGTACCAAACCTTTTCACTAGAGGTGTTCAGTGTTATACGACATTGATTAGCACTTCTTTTTATATGCACAGTTTTCCCTTAGCGTGGCGCGTTACCGAGCCAAATCTAGAAATATTTATACCAGCAGGAACACCAGTAGCCGCCGTAATGCCAGTCTCTCTAACACAACTGGAAGAGGACTACGAGCTGTGCATATCAGACACTCCTCCCCCACAGGAGTACTGGGACGAAGTAAAAAAATATGGAGACGCAGCAGAGATAAAAAACGGCGTAGGGGATTGGTCAAAAATGTATAGAGAAGCCGTAGACTACAGAGGAGACAGCGTGGGATCGCACGAAACCAAATCAATTCGACTTAAAACAGTAACTTGCCCATTTACTGGTGAAACCTATGAAGTAGAAGATATAGAACCAGAAGGCGGGGAAACTATTGGACACGCATAAAATTAAATTTGTAAGTAACAGGCCTTGGCTGAATGACGAAAGTCCTTCTAAACCTGCGCCAGTGATAAAAACAATCCCTGAGTGGTATAAATCAGCTGATAGGTTTGCCCAAAATCCTATGACAGGAAAAGCATGGGAGATGCCAAATGGTGGCGGCAAAGTTCCAACTTGGAAATCTTGCCCCGCTGTCTATGACATCATGGGAAGCGGCTATGTATATAAAACACCCTGCGACATTGAATTTACAGAGCAAAACGGCACAATCTTTGCAAAAGTTTTAGACGAAAAAAACAAAGACTTTCTTCAGGACAGAATGCCCATGCCTCAATTTAAGCACCCCGCTGGGTACCACGAAAAGCATTTTGCATGGTGGTCCGACTGGGCAGTCGAACTACCAGAAGGTTATAGTGCTCTGTACACTCAGCCAATGAATAGATTTGAGTTGCCGTTCCTCACTACAAGCGGGATCATAGACAACGACAAAGTACGCCTTCCAGGCACTATGCCATTTTTTATAGTTAAGGGATTTACAGGAATACTTCCTGCAGGCACGCCGTATGCCCAGATACTCCCCTTTAAGAGAGAAAACTGGGTATCAGAAGTTGAAGTAGAAATTTCACCTCAAGAGTTGATGAAAAAGAATCACGAAAATAGTTCAAAATATAGAGTTCCCGATGGAGGCGTGTATCAGCGCGAAGTCTGGGAAAGACGTAAATACGAGTAAGGTAGGATAATTACATGGCAATGACAGAACATGTAACAAACAATAGTGAACGCCCTTATGAGTCATCCACACCATCAGGATTTTTTGGTGACACTGCAGAAAACATTGTTGCCATTGAAGACTTTATGACCGAATATGAGCTAAAAACTCTGACGGATTTTGCTTTAAATAATAATCTTTGGGACAGGACAGAAACCCATGTTAATGAAGACGGGGTAGTAATTTATGATTCTGGTTATTGGGATCATAGGGTTGCTACCTACCCGACTCTCATGGAGGCAAATCCCGAGATTCCAAAAATAATTGAAGGTATGCAAGCTCGGCTTAAGGAAAAAGTTGACGAATTTTTTAGCGTTGATGCTAGACCAACTAATCCAGCAGTAGTTAGATGGATGCCTGGCCAAAGGCAGCAACCGCATGCCGATAAAGAACTCCACGAAGGCGAAAATAGGGGAAAGCCAAATGATTTTCCTTATTACGACATAGCTGGACTTTTTTACATAAATGATGATTACGAGGGCGGAGAACTTTACTTCCCTAATCAGCAAATTCAATTTAAACCTAAAGCGGGAGCAGCGTACTTTTTTCCTGGAGATATGCACTACATCCACGGTGTAACAGAAATTCGATCAGGTATCAGATACGTTTGCCCGTTCTTCTGGCAAATTATTGAACATACAGGTGATAGGAAGCCTTAATGGAGCTTGAAGCTGTAGATCTACTTAAATATTTCACTGTATATAAGAATGCTTACAAAAAGTCAGCCGAGCTTATAGACGCTTTCTACAACTCTCCATCTGAAGAAGGGTACATTCTCCCGCCCATGGAAGAATGGGAAGATCAAGAAGGCCTAAGAAGGAACCCAAGAATTGAGTACTATAGGGACCATCCAGAGCTAGACCGAAGCATCTTTGGTGGAGAAGTGTTCAAAGACTTTAAAGCTAGGTATCCTGAAGATAAAGTAAAGCCAGACGATACAGCGTACCCTCTAATAGTTGACCTACTAGAAGTATTTGAGGCAGTAAACGAAGACTACAAAAAACGCTGGAATTTAGACATAAATGTAATACAGCATGCTCCCTTAGAACTTAGATATTATCAGGGCCCGCAGGGACTAGGCCCTCATTCTGATTTCATGGGCTACAGAAACCTACATCCAAACTACACTCACCAACTCAGGGACGACCATCTAGAGCAAGAAGCTCCCTACAACCAGACATTTACGTACAATGTGTACCTAAATGATGACTATGGCGAGGGAGGGGCTCTAGGAATAATGAGATATGTGAAGCAAAAAGACGGCACTTACACAAGCGAAGGTGCCCCCGAGGCTATGCACAAGCCTATGGCAGGTGATATAATTATGTTTCCTTGCTCTTTCCCATACGAGCATTGGATGACTCCAATTGGAGAAGGTGTTCGCAGATTTATGGTAAATGGAAACGCCGTACAAGACAGCCCGCCAGCATGGCAGTTTGACTAGGGAGAATGATGTATTTAGAGAAAAAGCTAGAAGAGAACGTATACCTATACTCAGAAGTTCTCGATGACCCAGAGCGACTCGTTCGACTGATTGAAGAGTTGGACGAGGACGAGAGCGTTCAAAGCGTAATCCCTGAGTGGGGGTTCTGGTTCTCAAATACTCAGGATGGTCACAGTTTTGGAAGTAAAAAAGATTTTAATCTAGAAGGATTGGAAGATCTTGATTCAGATCGGGCTGAAGACGTTAAATGGGTAGTCGGCCAGATTAGAGGCGCAGTAGAAAAAATTTCAGAAGCTTACTACGCAGAGCACGGCGACGAGGGGACTCCCAACATCTCGCCGTTTGCTGGAGTTATGAAGTACCGCCCTGGCTGCGACATGGGAGCACATTTTGACGCCCAGGCAGGAGACGAGAGTCTCAAATATTCAATTGTTGTGTACTTGAATGATAATTACGAGGGTGGAGAAATTTCATTTATCATTAGGCCATATGACCTTAGAAACCCTAAAAACGGAAACTTGCAGCCAAAAAAAGATGCAGATGACCCAGCCAACAAAGAGCTAGTTGACTTCACCCTAAAGCCTAAAGCTGGCCAAGCACTAATTTTCCCTTCCACTCATCCATACAAGCACCAGGTGCACACTATGAAGAGTGGAGATAAGTATATGTTCCCAGGATTCATTTTCCAGGATGAGTTTGACCCAGACGACCCAGCGTCTCGTGAAAAATTTAACGCAGGATCAAACTATCGAGATGTTAACGCGGAGCCCATTAAGTATCTAGACGAGGAGTAGTAAATGGAGCCAGTCTACGAAACTTATTTTGATGGCCAGATTCACTACTTTCCAGGAATCATAGAAGATCCGCAATGGGTCCTAGACACCCTAGACGGCATAGTAAATA